GATCCGGGCCGCACCCTCTGGCAGAGAGGGGCGGCCCTTTCGTTTGAGTGTAAGGTCTAGCCGCAGGAGGGGAACAGGGCACGGCGAAGCCGTGAACCCCTCCCATTTCCTCCGCGTTTGGGGTAGAATTTCTTTCTTGGAGAAGCAGTTGCCTCGCAAATTTGCCCCGCGCCCTGCGGCTCGTATCTCGGATGAAGAAATCCTAAAGAAATTCACCGTCAGTCCAACGGGCTGCCACGAATGGTCCGCCTCTGTGACGCGCGGCGGTTACGGTCAGATCCACAGGAAAAGAGACAAAGAGTCTTGGATTGTGCTGGCGCATCGGCTGCGGTGGGAAACCAGCAACGGACCAATACCGAGTTGGGCGGTCGTGATGCACGCTTGCGACAATCCACGCTGCATCAATATCGACCACTTGCGTTTGGGAACACCGAAAGAGAACAGCGACGACAAATGGCAGAAAGGCCGCGCCCGAGGGAAGGACGGCCGCATTCTAGCCAGGGTGCCTTCCGGCCTTACTCGCGCCTTTCAACCGCACTGGAGAGTGCGAGAGACACACGACTGTCTGGGGTGCGGTCATTCTTTCGAGGCTGTGGCAGCAGAAAGAAAGCGCGGGCGGGGCTTGTTCTGCTCCCGCTCTTGCGCCGGCAAAAATCGAGCCCGGCCCGCAGCCTTCTCCCCTCCCAGCCGCCCGCAGGGTGTGGTAGACTGAGACGCTGCGGCGGGATGCGTGGTTCGTTTTGCCTAGGGGTTCGACTCCCCGATAGTCAGGGCATGACTAGGTAACGAGGCCCGAGCCACGGCCGTTCAACTCGGCCTCGCAGCTACTTCACCCGCCCTGCCAGCGCGGCGTGCTTATCCCGACAATCCACATAGGCCTTGGCGACCCTGATCCGCTCAGCCGCAAGCTCGTTATCGCTGGGGTTCTCCCCCGCCAGGATCGGATCAACGCACGGGAGCAGCAGGCTGGGCGCGATCTCCGGCTTGACCGCCAGAAATGAGGGCGCGCACGCCGTCAGAAGCAGCCCGCATGCTAGGACTGGCAGCACACTCGCGAGTGACCGGGGCACTGTAGATCCTTTCAGTCACGGTTATGACCTTGGTTTCGGTGTCGTTGAGCTTCTGGGCGAGCTGGGCAACGACGATCGCGTTGGCCTTGGCGTCCTTCTCCCGCTGCTCGATGATGGTATTAGCCGCGGCCAGCTTGGTTTCTGCGGCCTCCAGACGCCCCCACAGGCCCCAGATGACGACAGCGGAGGCCGCCAGCGCCAGCCACGGCCCGACCCTCAAGAAGAGCCCCCAAGGCATCAGGAGGCCTTTCCGCAAGAAGAGGCGTTCTGCAGGTCCGTCAGGAACCCGCGATGGTATCCGGCGATCAGGTCGGCCTTGTCCGTGCCGTTGATGATCCGGCGAGCGCCGACCGGATCGTCCGTGGTGTCGTTGAAGTACATCTCCAGGCACTTGCCGGTGAAGTCTCCGAAGGTGCTTTCCGCTTTCAGCATGCCCTCAAACATGATGGCGGCGGCGATGTGCGGGTCCATGGCAAGATCGAGATTGCCTAGGAGGTCCACGCCCAGCAGGCGGCCCATCTTCCGGTAATTCTCCTCCCATGTAAGCTGGACGTAGCCGCGGCCGTACCAAGGCCAGTACCGGAGATTGTTGCGACGCCACGTCTCGGACAGCCAATAGGCTTCCCTAACCGGCTGCATGGTCTTGTTGGTCTCGTGGTAGGTCGTGGCGAGCATGTAGGCCAGCCAGCGTAGATCCGTCAGTTTCCGGGCTTCCCACTCGTCCAAGATGGCGTCGATGCCCGACACCTGCTCCTGCGTGAGATTGCCCCCGAACAGGTCGGGCCGGATGCCATCGAAGAACGCCTTGCGGTCAATCATTGCGAAGCCCTCCCGAAAACGTGTCGTAAGCGCCAAGCCACGTAGATTGCGACTGCCGCCCAAAACAGGATTTCGATGACGATCACGGCTTTCTCCACGGCAGGAGTGCCTGCAGCGCCGCAATTACGGTGTCCTTCAACAGGACCAGCCAGCCGCGCGGGTCCTCCTTGGCTTGCCGGATAACGGCGGTGAACAGGCCGATGATGTCGTAAGCCAGCGTCGGGACGATTGCCGACACGGCCAACCCGGTCCAATCGGACCAGCCCCATTCCGAGATCACGACACGCCCGCAGACCGGCCCTAGGACAAGGCAGAACAGCGCCGCAACGCCCCTCTGCCGCCTTGTCAGCACGTCCCTTCGGATCGAGTCACCGAACACGGCGCCGACCAGCGAAAATGGAACAAACACCAAAAGTGCATCCATTATGAACCAAATATCGCGCCGTTCGCTCATGGACGACCGCCGTTCTCTGCGCCTACGCTCATAGTCAGCCTCCGTGCGGGTCTCGTGTCCGCGCTGGGGTTAGGGCCTCCGGCCTTGCTGTCACTTGGTCGGGGGTCCGCTTGCTTTCTCGTCACAACGCATCGGTGGTGAAATACACGCCCTGAAACGGGATCAACGACGTGTTGGTAAGATTCGCTTTCGTGAACGGCGTCCAGGTCTCTCCCGTAGTGGCGGGCGCCATATATCCTACTTCAAGTTGTGTGGTGCCTTCCACTGGACGAACCATCACACCACTGTTTGCCGCCGGCAGGCCGCTAAAATTGGCGCTGGGGTAGACGTGCCAGATTTGGCAGATAGCCGTGCCTCCCCCCGTCGTTCCCGCCGCCACGGTATAGGGCAAATTGGTAATGCGGATGTTCCCCGCCATCGTCCCATCGGTATCGAGAGCCGTGAGCTGCACGGCGCCGGAGACGAACACCAACTGACCGATGCGGTAGCACTTGGCATAGCCGCGAGCCAGGCCGTACGTGTTGGTGCCGGGCGTTGTCGAGCCCACAAGCATCGGGATCGGCAGCGTGGTCAGCGTCTTTTCGTCCGGCACCTTGCGCAGCGCTAAGGTCGCCGTGCCGACATTGACCGAGGTCGAAAGGGTCAGATCGTAACCCGCCGGCAGCAGGTCCGTGCTGATCAGGCCGGTAATTGCCGCCGTGCCCGATCCTGCGATCAAGCCGCCGCCGTTTATTTTTGGCAGGGTAAAATCGATCGACGCTCCGGTCGAGCCCGTGGCCGCAAACGCAAAGGCGGTGTTTGCCTGCTGATGGTAGACTGTAACGTCCGATGCCTTGATGCCGGATTGCAGTTCGGCCATCACCATACGCCGACTACTGGACGACCACGTCGCGTTGTCGGTTATGAACGTTGTTCCCAGCACTTCAGTGCGGGGGTTTGTGTCGCTTGCAAGAATGCCCGTGAAGGTGGCGCCGGATGCCCCAGAGATCAGGCCCCCCACAATCTGGTTGTCCTCGCCCGTGTCGGTTAGCTCAATCCCTACGGAGAGGTTTTGCAATGCCGTGATGTTGGGCGCAACGACCTTGGCGCGGAAGCATCGCGACAGGTTGATGCCGCCGTTGCACCCATCAAGAATAATCCCCTCCATCGTCACATCCTTGACGTTGGACAGGCGCAAGGTCCGCTGAAACGGATAGTCCTTGAGGACGACATCGCGAATGATGCCCCGTTGGGCGAATCCCTCGTAGGATTGCCCTGTAGTCGACGGATTTTGCAGATAGATCGCGTGCGGCGGCACGGTGTACTCGGTCGGGTCCTCCATCCGCACGCCGTCGATCAGGAAATTCTCGTACTGCCCGGCCGTGACGACAAAGTCGCAGCCGACCGCCCGAATGCGGCTGATCTCAAGTCCGCTCGCCAAGGCCCGGTTGTCGTAGTTCGTGCAGGTGCCGCCGCTCACGTAAGCGGGCTGGGATGTCGTATCGACGGGCGCGGTGAATGTGTCGGCATCAATCCGGGTTACTGCGACATTGACGTTGATTGCGGTTGGACCGACGACCCCGGCAATGAGCGTTGACATGCCGGTGATAAGGTTGTGTCCCGGACAGGTGATGGTGGTAGGGTTTCCCAAAGTGATGCCGGTGATGTTCTTGACCACCGTCGTCAGCGGTCCGCGCATGGTTGCCGCGGTAAAGAAGTTGGTGGCCTTGAAGTCACGCACCACCGCGCGGCTGCCCTGCAACCAGACGCCGCAGACTTCCTGAAAGCCTGACAGGCCCTTGTTCCGCCCCGGCGGCTGAAGCGCAGCCATGCCCCCTGCCGCATAAACACCGTAGGCGCTGCTGTTGACCGGCGTTGTCCGGGTGCTGTTCGAATACATTTCGAACGTCCGCGAGTCGATCCGCGTCAAATACGGCGAAGTCCGGTTGACCTGCGTCATGCCGGTTGACTGGTAGGTCACGCGCACCCGGTCGCCACTGACAAAAGGCACGTCCGAGGCAAACGTCATGACGGCCGGGCTGGCGTTCGTGATGTTGGCAATCGTATAGGCGCGGGGCGGGATGTACTCGGTCGAGACGCCGCTTATTTCGCAGTCGTCACCCTCAACGAGGAAGCACCCGCGATTGGTCGTGTATTGGCGGAATATTTGCGTGCCGTCGCCCAAAAACCGCGTGCCGCTCGCCATCGGCAAATCGTCGCTAAGGCGGTAGATCGCTCCTGTACGCATCAGCAGCGCCGCACCGGATTGCGCCGCCGCTCGCATGGCTGTCGTGCAGTCAACAGTGCCGGTCGGGTCTACCCCGTACAGATCCTCGATGGTGGAGGCTCTGGACCAGCGGGCGCGGTCGCGTATCATCAGGACACCAGCCCGATCCCGGCATCTTCAGCCAGATACGAGCGCACAAGCCGGCGCTGGGTGTCCGTCAGCAGGGTGGTGATCAAAATCTGCCGAATGGAGCCGGGTAGGAAGTTGCCCGGAGATGTTCCAATATTCGAGGCCACGCGAAGCCTGGTTGTTGCCGTGTTCAGCGTTGCGGCATTGGTGTTGGGAACGATAGGCACACCATCAAGGGTTCCGTCGATTGTGGTTCCCGACCAGATCCCATGAAAAACACGCTTGCCGAACCCATCGTTTGCGGTGCGGCTGTAGGCGTTTGCCGAGGTGTCATCGACAGCGAACTTGCTCAACTCGTCCGTTGAGTTACCCGGCCGTAGCCGACGCCCCAAACCAGAGCCGGCGCCATAACCAATGATATGGCGCGAACTGCCCGTAAACGGCGTGACGTTCGCCACCGCGAATATCTCGCCGCCCACCGAGCCGGTCGGCAGAGCCGTGATGGCTGTGCTGGTCATGGCGTTAGCTACGCCATCGAACACAACCCCCGCCCTGCTTCCGTCCAAGCCCGTTGCGCTCCAGGTCGGCCGTCCGGTCGTGGTGGCGGTGACGTTCACGAGGTTGATCCGATCCTTCCATGAGGAGATCAGGCCGGAGCCATCGTCCGTCATCAGCGCCGTGATGCCATGGTCGTCCGCATGCCACCACGCGCGCAGCACGGAGCGCGTGAGCATGTGCGGGCTCCAGGGGGCCACGCGAGCCCGGCGAAGGCGGCGCGGAGGGCTCATCAGGCGTAGACGATCGTCACGTCAGCCGAGCCCGACAGCACCGCCGTCAGCCCTGTCCCGAAGGCCAACCCGTAAGGGAGCGTTTGCCCGGCCGCGAGCGCGATGGTCGCGATCTTGGTCCCGCTGGCCGCCGTGTTGTCGTATAGCGTCAGCGTGATCGTGCTGCCGGGGTTGTTCACGATGACATTGAACAGGACACCCGCGCTCGACTTGATGACCGTCGTTGCCGATCCGGTCATGTTGACATACGAGCCAGAGAGCGAAATCGCGTTGCCGGTGGCGCTGTCTGTCAACTTGACCTTCAACCCGTTGGCATCGACCACCGGGTCCTGATTGGACGTTGACGCCCGAAGTTCTACATGCGCGGCCATTGTGGTCTCCTATGTTCCGTAACCAGCCGTGACTTGAATGTGCCCCGATCCACCTTCGCAGATGACTGCAATCCACACGGCATCGGGAGCGACAGTTGGGGGCGTCAACAGAGGCTGCGTGCCCTGCTGGATCTCCTGACAATCAAGCGTCGCCTCTACGTCGTCTTGCCCCATGAGAATGGACACGGGGAAGTCGTTGGAGTTGCTGATGAGAATGCGAAGACGGTCGGGGTTGGCAACCGCCTGCGTGCCGGGGATCTGCGCCCGCGCGCTCGTCGTTCCAACGCTGATCCGGACTCCCCGTCCGCCCTGAAACGGCTGGAAGCACTGCACATTGATAGGGGTTGCTTCGCTCATGTCAGGCCCAGCAATTCCTTGAGGTCATCAACGGACAGGCCCAGCGAAGCGAGGCGCTGTTCCGGAGTTGGTTCCGGCGGCTGTGCGGCAGCGCGAGCGGCCACCACGTCGGCGTGATTCTCCGGCAGGAACTCCTGCCCGTCCCACTGGCGGACGGACCAGAGGCCGTAAATGGATTGATCCTGACGGCGTCCGACGTAGGGCATCATCACCTCCGCGCCCAGACAAAGCCGACCGTGGCGATCTTGTAGCTATCAACCGTGGTCGGGCCGAAGGCGCGCGATGCCACCAACCCAGCTGCGCTGGTACGAATACGAAGCTCTTGCACAGCGAAGATGTTGGGGTAGCTGTACAGGTTGTTCAGCGGCGCATCGCCCTGTCGTGTCGCTGCGTCTGTTTCGTCCGGGCAGCAAACACGCCCTATGACGGCGTTTGCGTTGTCGTACATTTCGTAGCGAGCAATAGACTCAACAGAGAATGTAAGCGGCACCTTGAGCGCGTCAGTCCGGCGCGTATCGTCCAGCGTGTTGGCAAGGTCCACATCAAGCGTCGGCGCCTTCCACTTGAACTCCAGCGCCCCGCCCGGCCCTTCGTAGGTGGTGAACGCGACAATCGCGCTCGATACCCGCTTGAACCACCCAATCAGCCGCTTGTACGTGTAATTAGTCGGCATGGTCGGAGACGTAGCAGACGTGGAAAACAGCACATCCGTCACGTCGGTATCCGGCCGGTTGATCAGCCAGATGTAATAGTCCGTGTCCGCGATCGAGCCGGTATCCAGTCCGCCCTGGTTGTTGCCGACCGCCCATGCCGCATCCAGCCGCTTGGTCAGCGCCGAGCCCAGCACCATCATCACGGTATTGGTCGCGTCCATCGCGGAGCCAACCGCAATGTCGATGTCGTTCGTGGCGTCGGTTGCGTTGTTGGCGTAGGTGAGGCCCTGCACCGCCGACCGGGGCGATACGGGCGTGACCCACAGGACATCGACGCCATTGCTGCCCAGCACCTGACCGGACGTGCCCACGGCAAGCCGCTTGTATCCCGTGGCGTCGCGGGTCAGGAGATCCCCGCGCGTGGTCAGGGAGTCGGCCGCACCCAGCCCGGACATGGGGTCCACCGTCCAGATGGTGTTGTCCGACGAGTCCTTCAGGATGACCTTGTAGTCACCCGCCGCCAAATAGATCGAGCCGAACAGGCCATTGCCGTCTGCCACCACCGGGTTCGCGTTAGGCGTCACCAGTCCGCTGTCGGCATAGGTGTTCTTCGGCGTGGTGGTGCCCGTCGTGTAGAAATACAGCTTGGCGCCGGGATAGCTCGCGCCGTTGCCCGACATGGGGCTGTAGCGCGGGGGCGTGAATAGAGCGCTCATTGCACCCTCAGCATGTTGGGTTGAGATGTGGCGCGGCCGGTCTGGAAAGAGGCCTGCGCGGCGGCTCGGAGGGTGGCGGCGTCGATGCCCAGCGCCTCGGCAACGTCATCGATCTTCCCGGCTGCCTTGCCGCCCAGATAGACCGTCTCGCCCACGATGCGCGGTGAGAATGCCGGCATTGCCATCAGGTTCAGGGGGTTGGCAATCGCGCCGGCTCCCATCGCCATGGCGCCGCCACGGCCCACGATGCCGCGCGGGGGCAGCGCGTTGAGTGACTGGCCCGAGATCGCGTAGGGCAGGCTCGGTTCATAGATGGAAAGTTCGTTCAGCAGCTCGCCGCGATTGCGCCAGGACGTGTTGGCGTTGTCGCGCGTCGCGGCCTGTAGCTTGCGCGCGGCCGTCTCGCCCGTCGCCTTCTCCCCAAGGGAAAAGGTCTTGGTTACTTCCTTGAGTTTTTCGGAGGACCGTGCGTAGTCCTCCATCATCTTGGCGTAGGCCGGAGCCTGCGCCTCGATCTCGGCCTTTACCGCATTGTAAACACGGTCGGCCGCCACGCGAGCGGGTGTGCCGTACTCAGCCGAATCGCGAACAGCACCAATACTGCGCTTAAGAGCATCCAGTCCCTCGGGGGTGTGATAGACAGCAGGATCAAGCGCCTTCCATTCGGTAACGATAGACGAAATGTCGTCCATCGTCTTGCCCGCCGGCCGGTTGATGTTCACACCCTGGAAAGACCCCACCTCCGATGCCTTGGCGATGGCCGTGTCGATGTCATCGAACGGGATGATCGTCTTGTCCTTGGACAAGTCCACCTTGCCCGCCTTGTAGGCTTCCGAGCGCTCGCGCCGGATCTTCTCAAGCCCGGACTTGGCGATGTCCACGATCTGATCCACCGGCACGTCGCCGCGCATGTTGGCGGTAAAGGCCTTTGCGGCTTCCCCGCCTTCCATGCCGGCCCTGCCCGCGGCGCGGATCGACTCGGTTCCGGCGCCCGTGGTGACGCCCAGCGCATTCGAGGCCACAACCTCCGCGCCCTTACCGCCCAGTTTGAGGACATTGCCCGCCTGCGTGAGCGGATCGACCGTCGCCGCCGCGCGCTTCAGGATTGGCGCGGCGCGCGTCGGCAGAGCCCCGCCAGCCGTCAGGACGGTGGACAGGTCGGCCGCCGCGCCTACCGGGTCGGTGGCGATGGTGTTCTTGATGTTCTCCATGCCGCCGTAGCGATCAGCAAAGAACTGCCCCACGGCGTCGGCCGGGGCTTCCCGCTGGGCGCGCGCCGTCAACTGCTCGGGCGTCGGCTCGGGGTCGCCCACGCGGAGCAGGTTGCCCGGTCGGCTGATCTTGGAGCCCAGCGCGTCGCCCAGCGCCACAACACCTTTGGCCGTGTCCTCTAAATGCAGGATCGGCTGCACGAGCGCCTGCACGAAGTTGCCCGCACTGGCAGGGATATTCTTGATTGCCTCACCCGCCACAGAACCCCACGAGCGGCCCTGCGGTGCAACCGGCTGAGGCGGCGGCGCAACGAAGCGCCCGCTGGTGTCGGGGCGCGCATTGGGCGGCACGAAGTTTGGGTCCTCGATGGCCGTGCGGTCGTCCGCAACCGGCGGCTGCTGCGTCGCCCATGCCGGGGGGCGCTGCGGCTGGGCCATGGCGGCGCCAACCGGCTTGCCCTGCGGCTTGGCGGGGATCAGGTCGTCGAACAGGCCGCCGCCGCCCTGCGAGGGCGCTGCGCTCGACTGCGTCGGGATCAGGTCATCGAAGGCGCCCATCAGGGCTCCTCCTCGATGCCCAGGCTCTTGAGGCGCTCCTTGACCTTGGCGGGGTCGGCGCCCTTGGAGATGGCGTCACGGGCCTCGAACAGGACGCGGCCACGATCTGCGCTGCCCTGTGCGGGCTTGGGCGTGGCGGGAACGGGCGCGGCCGAGGTTGCCGCCTCCGGCTTGTAGGACGGCCCAGCGGCGCGGGAGATGCCCTCCAAGGCAATCCGGCGGTTGTTCGCCTTCTGCTTCAGCACCTCCGGCTTGTCGCCGGGCTGCGGGAAATACTGCTTTTCTGCGTTCGCGAACTCGGCGTCCGAGATCACCGCGCCCGACTCACGACGCAGCACGGCGTTGATAAAATCCCGGCGAGCCTGCTCGTAACGCTGATAGCCTTCGCTCACCATCTTGTTTCCAAGAACGGGAACGGCGCTAAGTCCCTTGTCGATCAGGTCGAGACCAGCCGCCTCGGTTTCGGCAATGACCTTCTCAGCCGCGCGAATGCGATCGGCGTAAAGCGCGGCGTTGGCCTGCCCTTCCGTCATCTGCGTTGGCTTGGGCGGCGTAACCGGGATCATGCCGGACTGAGTTGCTGGGCTGCCCGGCGCTGCGGCCGGGGGAGCGCCGGCCTGTGGCGCCTGACCGCCAGGCGCACCGCCGCCAACCGGCTGGGGACCCTGCCCCGGCTTCTGTCCAAACAGCCCGGAAGGCGTCATAAACAGGACAGATCCATCGGCCGGATTGGTGATAGTCTTGCCGGCTGCCAACTCTGCCGCCTGCTGCGGGGTCAGCGTCCCATTGGCGATCATCATGTTGAGGGCTTGTGCCTCAACGGAGTTTCCTGCGAACGGGCCTGTGCCCTGCTCCTTAGGCGCTGCACGCTGCGGCAACGGCACCGCGCCCCATCCGCCATTGGCGTCGAGGTACAGGACCGTCCCGTCCTTCACGATGGGCACGCCGTTCTGCAGGGCCACGCGGGCGCCCGGAGGAAGCTGCAGGCCACGGAGCGGCGCCATTGCGGGCGGTACGTTGCCGCCGGCATCCGACGCGGTATTGCCGGTGATGGCCTGTGCGTACTGCTGAATGGGCAAGACCTTGTTTGCCCCATGCTCTGCACCATGAACGCCACGGGCAAAGGCTGCCGCCGTCTGCGGGTCGTTGAAGTCGAGCGGCTTGGTAGGATCAAGGCCGCCAATGCTGGCGACGTTCTTTGCCCACTGAACCGGATCGTTTGCGCCATCACCGCGCGGCGCCCAACGCTCCCCGATTTGCAGGAGCGTCATCGGCTGTCCGTTGTTGAACTTGCCGGGGTAGGCTTTGACGTTGTTGACGGTGAGGCGGATGCCCTCCTCCAGAGAGGCGGGCTGCTGAAAGCCGCTGTTGGGTCCGCCGCCGACTGGGCGCACGTTGCCGATGTTGAACGAGTTTACGCCCCCGCCGCCCTGCCCTCCGCCAACCGGAGGCGCAAACGTCACACCCTCGTTTTTGTCCTTCCAGTAGTTTTCAAACGTGCGTGTTTGGTTAAGGATTTGGTTAAGCCGGCCCTCTACCGCGCGGTCGTACTGCGGCGGCATGTCGATCTTAAAGCCAAGACTTTGGCCCTCTGCCAAAGCGGCTTGATACGCTGCCGGGCGCTGATCCGGTGGCAGGCTTAAAACGCCCATGGCTGCGCGTGCTGTCCACTCTGTTGCTTCCTTGGCCCTTGTGCGCGCTGCCGCGTCCATGCGGTCCAGCATAGGCACCAGCTTGGTAAGAAGCCCCGGAGACGCCACTGCGATGCGGCTCAGTGCCTCGCGGTCTCCACCAAGGGCTGCCGGGACGTGCTGCGAGGCTTCGCGCTCTCGGGTGTCCGCCTCGTCGGCCCTGCGGGCGCGTTCGCGGTCAAAGGCGTTGCGCTCTGCCGCCAGATCAAGCTGCATCAGCGGTGCAAGCGTGCCCGCGACGTTTGGGAAGGTGATGCCTGCCATTACAGGCTCCCCCTTGCAAAGTCGGCGCAACCGGCGGATGCTACAGCGGGGCGGAGGAAACCATGCGGATTGCAGCCATTGCGTTGGCCTTGAGCGTCGCTGCCTGCGGCGGCCCGAGCCTTTCCGAGTTCATGAACGAGTGCGGGTACAACACGAAGCCCTTCGTCGCGGCTTGGCCGTGCGTCCGCAGCGAGATGGTCAAGGCCAAAGGCCCCGGCGACCTGAAAGAGGTCTACATAGCCAGTGGGGATTTCGTGGCCGAGCAGGTCACTTCCGGCAAGATGACGGATGCCGAGGCCAAGCTCGCCATGGCTCAGGTCCGGCAGAAGGTCAACGAAGCCGATGAAAACCGGGGGAACATCAGCACCGGCAACGCCATTGTCGCGTCCACCATTCTTGGCCGCCCAACCGCGTTCCCCGCTACGCAGCCCCTCGGCACGACGCGGGCGCCCCTGAACTGCAACAGGTTCGGAACCAGCGTCCAGTGCTACTAGGGCGCTCAAGTGAAGATTCCGCTTTTCTTGTTCCAGCCCATGTACCCGGCGGCCAGTGTGTTGTTCACGCCCGCGCCGATGCCCGAGGCCAGCGCATTGGCGCCCTGTGCGTAGCCAGAGCCACGCGCCGCACCACCTGCGGTGATGAAGTTGCCCGCGCTGCTCGTGAGCCCGGCCGACGTGTTGTTGGCGGCGGCGGTGGACTCGCCACCCATGCCGGCCAGCTTCAGGAGGCGGTCGAAATAGTTCCTGTACTCCTGCGAGGCCGTGCCCTGCCCGTAGTCGCTCACAGCCTTGATCTGAGCGCCTGACCGCAGGAGCCCGCGCGAGGCGGCCGATCGGTCGATGGCCTTGACGCCCTCGTCTATGCGGAACTGGTAGCCGGGGTCGGTCTGGAAATCCGCCATGGCCTTCTGCTGCTGGCCTTTGGCGTCGGTCGGATCGACCCAGTAGATCCCCTGGTTGTTGCCCTGCTGCGTGAGGGTGCCCAACCCGAGGAGGTTGGTGATTTTGCCAACTGCGGAGGTGCCGGAACTGGTCCACGGCGAGGCCGCGGCGCGCGCCTTCTGGGCTTCCTGAAGGTTCTGGCTTGCCGCGGCGTTGGCCGCGTCCCCAGCCATGTTTCCGCCAGTCTGTGCGCCAGACTGGCCAATCATGCCGGCGATGGTCGAGAAAATTGCCATCAGAGCGCCTTGTAAAAAGTATGCTCTGCGATGGTGAAGCCAGCCCGCTTATAGACTTGGGCCAAAGCCTCATGTCGGAGGCCGTGTTCCGACACCATGCTGAGCAGTTTTACGTTGCGCGCCCGAAGGGCGGATTCGAGTTGCTTGAGCAACTCAGCGCCAGCGCCTTTGCGATAGCTGGCGTCAACATACCAAAAGATTTCGCCCGCGATAAGCAGTTTCTTATTGAATAAGGCCGGCGCGATGGGGACGCCGATCATGCCCACAACCTGCTCATCCCGCTCGTAGACCAACAGGACGAAATGCTCTCCCAGAGTGCGGGCGGTCTCTTCAAAGGTTTCCGGGCAAAATTCGCCATGCTCGATACCGGCCAAGCGTTCGCCCCAGCCGCTCTCCTTGAAGAATGCGCGGCCCAATTCCACGATGCGCGGGATGTCGCGCGGCTCTGCCGGTCGAATCATCCAACCCTCCAGTCGGTCAAATCCCAATAGACGGGCACGGTGTTGGTCCCTCCCCCGGCCAGCACGCTGCCGAAGGTCGTGACGCTTGAGTCGGTGCAGAAGGCGGTGGAAACCTTCTCGGGCTCCATCAGCGCAAGCTCGGCGGCGGTGTACGTCGTGCGCTCGATCGTTCCCGTCCCCAGGCTTTGCAGGTACGAGATCAGGGCGCGTGTCGCCCGGCCGAACTTGTCGACAATGATCGCGGAGGAGTTGAGCGGCGCGGTCATCGGGCGAGCGGCCTGACGTTGGTGCGCATGCCGTAGAAGGCGCGCTTGACCGGGTCACTGATGGAGATCTCGACCGTGCGCTGGCGGAACGCGCCCAGCCGGTCCCACATGGCGCGGATCAGGCGCACGCCCATGCGGCCGATGCTGGCCCGGCGGTCGGGGCTCCACGTAAAGCCGCCATCGTCGGAGAACCGCATCATGATCTGGGGGTCGCTGCCCTGCCCCGTGCTGAGGCCGACGCCGAACTCACCTTCGATCTCGTAGTCGATCATCATGGCCCGCAGGCCTTCGGCAAAGAACGGCAGGCCGACGACCACGCTCCGGATGGGCTCGCCAAGGTCCGTGTAGGTATCGAGGTCCAGTTCCGCGACCTTGCCGCCCTGCAGGCCCACCAGCGTCTTGCCGAAGGCGGAGAAGATGCATTGGACGTTCCACGCCGCGGGCGTCAGCGAGGTGCCGGACTGGCGCTCATGCCAGATGGGCGCACCGGCCACCGCGGAGGCCGCAGGGTCGTAAACGAACGTCCGGTTGAGGCTCGGCAGGGTCAGGCAATAGAAATGATGCCCGCCCTGGAAGTACGTCATGCCGTAGGCGTCGCTCACCGTGCCCGCGCGCATTACTTCCTCGATGGCATGGGTGCTGATGCGGATGGGCTGGTAGCTGTCCGCTCGGTACACGATGCGGTCGTCACCCAGCCAGAAGACGGAGTTGTCCATCTTGGCCGGGCTGCGGGCCGCGGCGCACCCGCGCTCGAGCAAGGCACCCGGCACGCGCTCCAGCGGGAACGGTGACGCGCCCGTATTGCTCCACGGCTCGATGGTGCTGGTGCCGAACAGCCAGATTTCCCGGTGGTCGACCAACACGCCGACAAGGCCGTCCGGGCTGCTCTCGGCGCTGGCAAAGTCGAGCGGGTCGATGGTCGAGAAGTCGCCAAGGCCGGTGATGCAGAACTGGCCCGACGAGTCGTTGATGGTCAGGATGCCATACCCGTCGATGTAGGAGACGGACGAGAAACCCACCGCCGGCACGCCCGAGGAGGCGTTCTTGACCACCACCGTATCGGTGATGACGAAGAAGTCAGGGACGACCAGAAGGCCGATCTGCGTGCCGTTGTTGATGAGGGTTGCCGCGCCCGTGGGCGGGATCGCGTCGCCGTTGCAGGCCGTCGTGGTGCCGTCTTCCTCGGTCTTCCACAGGGTTGTGCCCGACAGCACGTAGCAGACGCCCTGCGCCTCGATGCCGGCGCGCACGGTATCGTTGCCGATGGTCCGCCATTCCTTCTGGCCAGGCGTGCCGTACAGAACGACCTTGGTGCGCGAGCCTTCGGGAGCGGCCTCGGCATACAGGTTCACCACCCGAGCCGGGTTGACCGGCAGGGAGCGCTGCTGCGAGAAGCCAAGGGCGAGCGGGCCGCGCATTAGCCTTGCGTGAACCCATACCGCCCGAACTGGCGGGGCCGCAGGGACAGGTCCGGCGCCGACGTGATCGGCACGTAGTAGTAGGATTGCAGCGCCGTCTTGGCCTTCTCGATGGCGTCGAGGTTCTGCGGGCTCAGCGGCACGCCGTACTGGTCGGCAAGCTCGCGCTGCAGCATCAGGCCCAGATTGCGCAACTGCCCGTCCGGCACGTTGACGACCGAATCCAGCGAGGCGAGATCGGTGTGGGCGTAGCGGATGCCCTCGCTCTCGAATCCGGCCATCAGGTCGTTCAACTTGCGAAATCCCGAATTGGCCTGCGTCTCGTTCAGCGCCTCCTGGTCGGCCACGACGCCGAGATCCCAGAAGGCGTAGGCAATCACGTCGCGTGCGGTACGGGAGGCCATCAGCCGCTCCTGATGCTGGGTCGAATGTGCAGACGGCCCGTGACCACCACGAGCCCGGATGACGTGACCGCCTGATGCAGGAAATCCCCCTCAAGCTGGTACGTGTCGTCGTATTCCAGCGCGACGGTGAACGACCCCACCGAAGCGGAAACAATCGTGGCCGTCTTGGTGAAGGTGGGCGTGCCGCTCATGGGGTCCCACGGCGGCTTTCCGACGCGCCATTGCACCGTGACGCCCGAAAGGCTCTGCACGGCGTTGGCGTAGTCGCGGGCGTACATCGTGAGGGTCCGCACCTCACCGGCCGCGATGTCGAAGTTCTGGACGTTAGCCACCGGCCTTGGCCTTCCGGCCGCGCGGCAGGTCGCCCACGGTCTGGGCGCCGATCTCCTTGGCCGCAGTCACGAAGTCCGGCGAGTCCGTCCAGCCGTCCGGCACATCCTCGAGGCGGGCGAATATCTGCCGCTCCCCGTTCGGGCCGTAGCGGAACGAGGGCCAGTTCTGATGGACGTAGGCGGGCGCCGCGCCGGGGGCCTTGATGGCCTCGCGCCTGCGGACCGCGTCCATGGCCTGGAATACGGCGGCCACGACGACCTGCGGGGGCTGCTTCGTGCGCTGGATGCGCTCGTAGGCGTTCACGCCCGCCTCGGTCATTGCCGTGGTGACGGACCCGTTCATGCGGCCTCCTTGTGTTCGCTGCCGCCGGGCTGGCGCAGCATGTAGCGATGCCAGTTGCCGGCGAAGGCGATCTTGCCGACGTGGACGAAGTCGACATCGGGCACGGCCCAGAGGCGTCCGCCGCATTCAAACCAGAGCTGGCAGAAGCGCGCGTCCTCACCGACCCACGTCCGGTTGACCTGATCGCAGGAGAAGAAGTTCCAGATTTCGCGTTCGCCTTCCTTGTTGGCGAGTTGGCGCTCCGGGTACTTGAGTTTCATGATGTCGAACACGTCGCGCGTCAGCATCATGAAGCCGGTCGGCAACATGCCCATGCTCACGAGACCATGCTCAAGGATGGGGAAGCCCTCGGGGGTCGTATCGACCCAGCCCGGATAGCCTTCCTCCCACCGCTTGAAGCGATAGAGGGCGCCGACCACGTCGCGGTTGGCCTGAATCAGCCGCCACGGCGCATCCGCCGGCCAGCCGCCCATGTCCGCGTCGATGAACAGCATCCGGTCGCAGTCGCTTGCAAGGAAGCGTGCGACAAGCTCGTTTCTAGCCAGGGCCACGTAACATGACCCCGGCCAGAAAGTGAGTTCGACCGCGACCCCGCGGGCGTTGAGGTCTCCGACGCTTGCCAGCAACGAACTAACGTATTCGTGGCAAACGTCACCCGTGCCCGTAGGGGTCGCGATCATCAGTTTCATGGGTTACGCCGCGCCCTTGATGAGGCCCAGAGCAACCGCAGCCGCGCGCAGTTCGTTGGTGAGCGTGCGGAGCAGGACAACCTGCGCCGTGACCGCATCGGCCTGCGTCGAGGTGGCGAAACCCCACGGCGTGGTGGTCGTCGCCGCCGTGGTGATGGTCGAGGTCGCCACCGCCGCCTGAGCCGCGCCGGAGCGCTGCACAATCGGGGTGGTGCCGTAGAAGCCGACCAAATCGGTCGTGCTCTGTCCGAGGAGGACGCCGTCCGTGCGGGCGTCAGAGAGCTGCTTGGATGCCATGATGTTGTTCTCCTATGGCGCTATGCTCAGGTGGTGCCCGACAGGCGGCAGGCGAGGTCGGGATAGATTGCCTTCGTCCCGTACAGGACATCGAGGCGGATCTTGTCCTCGTCCATTTCGCCGTCGTAGTACTTGATGACGCGGATGGAGAACCCGTTCTGGCTCTCGCGAGCCTTGAAGGTTGCGCCGTCCGGCATTTCGAGGTCGGCCATCACGAGAGCGAAGGCGTTCTTGTGGAACACGAGATTCTGCGCGTACTGCGCCGATCCGGTGCCCATCATGGTGATCGCAGCGCCGTCCGCCGGAGCCGAATCGACCGTCTGGTACGGGCCGCTGATGATGATCGCCGGAGCGATCGTCAGCGTGCAGTCCGTGCCCGTGGCGGTGATGTCCGACTGGATGACGAACTGCTGCAGGACGCCCGTGGACTGCTTGGACACGGGATTGACCGCGTACACGTTGTCGATGGTGAACACGTCGCCGGCCTTGAACGTGGTGTTCGAGGTCCAGTCATCCGTGATCAGCGTCTGGGTGTTCGTGTCCTTGCTGGTCGCATAGGTCACGTTCTGGTTCGCGCCGTTGATCAGGCCACCACCAGCCGCCGCACCGTTGGTGTGCATGCGGATGTTCTGGTCCATGGCCGTCGAGACGCCGGCAACCATGCCGATGTCGCCCGCACGATAGGCGCCGCGGGCCACGTCCTGCATGTACAGGCTGGTCTGCGAGCTCACGAGGCCCCAGGCATCAGCCGGCGACAGCACGGCGTGACGGTTGTCCTGCGGGACCGCGCCCTCATCCAGACGCCGCGGCGCCTTGGCGAAGTCGGCAAACGAATCGACCGGCGAGGTCGGCGTGCCGACCCAGTTCCAGACCTTGTTGTAAAGTCCGGTCAGGTCGTAGTCGATCTGGTTCGCGAGCGCGATACAGGCCGGCTTGATGTACCGCTCGTTGTACTCCTCGATCGACAGGGTGAGATCCTGCGTCGAGAAAGACCACGAGACGTGCTTGCGCTTGTCCATGGCGAGGGAGAACTTGCCCTCGGTCACGTCCTGGTTGATGGCGACGGCGCCATCCTGAGCCGTGAACTTGACGGGACGACGGACACTGATCGTGTCGCCCACCTTCACGAACTCACGCGAGTAATCGCGATAGACCTTCTTGCCCATCACGAGATTGTTTTCGAGTTGAGCCAAGCCCACCTTTGCGATGATGCTCGGCGTGATGATCGTATTTGCCATGACCTAACCCTTGGGTTAGGCCCCTTCGGACTCTCGCCTTCGCCACCGTCTAGCGCCGCTGGTCCCACTGGCGTACCAAGTCCAGTACACCCTTGTAGTCCATGCGCTCGATCGTCTGCGGGGCTGCCGCGCCTCCGGACACTGTTGCCGGCGGCGGCGGGGCCGATGAAGTTTTCGGCTTCGGCTTGGCGCTGAGACGCGCTTCCACCTTCGCCAGTTCCTTGACCGCCGCGACAGGCCCGAGTCGGGAAATCCGAAACGCCTCGTCTTCGTTGTCCGCCAGGTACTTGACCATCGCCGCCTTGTGGTCGGCGTCGAGAAGGTACTCCGCAATCGCAGGCGTCATCGGGAAGTCGTCGGAGCGCACAAGATCAAGCGCCTCCTCGAACCCCTGAATGGCCTTGCCTTGAGCCTTCGCCTCTCGGTCGAAGGTCTTGGCGCGCTCTACGCGGGCCTTCTCTTCATCGACGGCGCCGGCCTGCTTCTGGAAACCCTCCAGCGCGGCTTTGACCCGCTGGTCGGCCCTCCACTCGGCCCGTGCTGCGACAAAGTCCTCGTACTTGGTGAACTGTTCCTGACGGGGCTCGTCGCTCTGCGTCGCCGGCTGTTCGATCCTCTGCGGCTGGCCTCCAAGGGCCTTGGACAGAAGTTCGCGCAACTGCTCTGCTTCGCGCTTCGCCTCGTGCTTTTCGCGGGTGAGTTCTGAAATGCGCTTCTGGAAGCCGCCGCCCGGTTTCTTCGGCTGGGGCTGCTCGCCCTCGGCCTCTGATGGCTGCTCTTCCGCGGTCTCATCGACCGGGGCGGTGGTCGCTTCCGCCGTAGTTTCGACCGGTGCAGGCGCATCCTGGGGAGGAGCGCCCGAAGTCTTTGCATCTTCCGCGACTATAGCCGCCAAGTCAATATCGCTCACGAATCACCTCGTAGTTAGGCGGGCGCAACGGCTCCGCCGATCTCGACTGTCGGAGGAAGGTCAGAGGGCATTTCCGGGGGCATCTCGCCCATCGGCGGCATGGCGTCGGGCGGCGGGGCTTCACCCATCGGCGGCGCGCCCATCTCGGGACCGGGAGGCATTGGACCGGCCGGCGGCTGCTCGCCCTGCCCTGCCTGCGTGAGCATCTGAAGCTGCTGCATGATCTGCGGCAACTGCGAGGCCATCGCCTGCATGCTGACGAACATCTGGGCGTTCTGCAGCCTCAGTTGCTCGGTCTCAGCCTCCAGCTTGTCCGCAGAGGCGGCGTTCTTGAGCGCCGTAGAGGCGTCCACAGGGCTTGGCGGCGGCGGGGGCTGATCGATCGGCTTGCCCTCCTCGTCCAAGCCCTTGGCCTCGCGGATGCGCGCGGCGATCTCGTTGGCGCCCGGCACGTCCATGTTCTTGATGATGATGTCTCCGGCAATCTCGGTGAGCGTCGGGAAGCCCCGGAGAAGTTCGGTCATGAACTCGGCGGCCTCGGCGCGCTTGGTCGCGAAGCTCGGGCCGGTCGTGACCGTCACATCGTACTCGCCCGCCGACAGGTCGTTGAGGACGATTTCCATGCCGTCTTCGCCCAAGTCCGGCTTGTTGATGGCGACCATCTTTGCCGAGCCGTCCTCGCCCAGCGTGCGGACGACGCGCGTGCTGTCGTAAATCTTCGGGATCAGGTCCACGAGGATCTTGCCGCAGTACTGGATCGCGATGCCGAGATTGAAAATGTAGTGATAGGTCCCGGTGTCGCCTTCCTGCTGGCGGGCCATGATCGCCCGGCCGCTGGTCTCGTTGCTCGGGGCGCCCAACCCGGCCTTGTAGATGCCCGTCACGCCCTCAAGGTCGTTGATGGCAAGCTGGCTTTGTACATCAAGGCCCTGCGACGCCAGAGGCGGCTCGGAGCGCTTGGGCGGGCCGTTGGCCTGCGGGTCGCCCTTGTACATGAGCGCGGCAAGGTTCTGCGTGCCCGCGTTCATCCACTGGTCTTCGTAGCCCGCCGCCTGATTGGCCGTGAGGATGAACGGCGCCTTGGGCTGCATCGCAACGGCTTCCACCGCCGCGGTGCGCGTGTAGTTGTAGACCCGCTGTGGGTCGCGCATGTCGTGGATCATGCCCTTTCGGACAGCCCGGCCATCGGACCAGATTTCCTCGCCCACCACGACGCAGATGGGGATGTACTTGCCCGCCCAGTCGGTCGGCCCCTGAAGGATGCCGGCACCCGACATGAGGCAGGTCTTCACCTGCTGGACCACCACCTCACGCGACTGGACCACAGGCGATTGCGGCGGGGTTTCGTCGTCGGAGTAGCTGACGCTGCCGTCCTCGTGCAACTGCAGCATCTTCTTGACCGGCTCGCGGTACCAGTACTCCGCAATCTTGATCGTGTTGACCGTGCGCCACGTCAGCCCTTGGTCGGCAACGTTGGTCGGCAGGCTCTCCGCCGGCACGTTGGGGTACCGCTTTTTGTACTCCTCCAGCGCCAGGTCCTCGAACACGAAGCCATAGCGCATGTCCGACTTGTCCGGCTCCTGCGCAAGCGGGTCGATGAGGATTTGGAACGGGTCGTTGATCCGCTTGATGCGGATGTCTTGGTCGAAACTGTCGTCGCTGCTGTATTGGGTGACGACGCGCCATCCGCCGATGCCCGCCTGTGCCGCGTTTTCCGCCGCCTTGGTGTAGGCCGCGCGGGCAATGCTCTGCTGCTCGATGTTGCGGATCAGGCCGTTGAAGATTTCCGCCGCCTCGATCGTCGCGCCGTCCTTGGAGGGCAGAACCTTGATGCCGGGCGGGTTCTGCATCACCTCCCCGGTAAGCTGCCGCACGAAGCCGGGGCCGCGGTTCATGGTCAGGGCCGGGCGGTTGGCCCTCCGGCGCTGGGCAAGCGCCTCGCTGTCCCATTGGGCTTCCCCGCCAACATAGAACCGCTGGCAGTCGCGTCCGCTGGAAACGTTCTCGAACTCCTGCTTCCAAGCCTCGTCGGCATGGGCGAGCGCGAGTTGCAGCAGGGCGCTCTTGTCCGTGGGAATGTTGCCGTCAGGCGCCAGCGGGCCGCGTGTCGGGGTCGTGTCAGCCATTTCCGTTCACCCTGTCGCGCACGACCGAATCGGCGGCGTCGATCACACGAAGGCGCAGACGCGCCCGCAAAGCCTCGATCTCGTCGGCCAGAGCCGTGAGGAACTGATGCGTTTCCTTGTGCCCCTGCTCCTTGCAGACGGCGGCCTGTTGGCGGCACATGACGAGGATGTCGCGGTTGCTCATGCGGCCATCCATCCGCCCATCTGGCGGGGCTTCTTTGCGGCTTCGGCTTTGACCGCGGGCTCTTCGTAGACGACGCAGCCAAGCCCGAAGGAATCGGCGCCGTGCGACGACCAGTCGTGATTGGGACCGAGGCCAATCTGGCGCTTCTCGTCTTTCTTCTCGTGATACCAGCCGAGGGCATCCAAACCGGGCTGCGTGGTCGGCGCGTTGAACCAGCTGAACGAGAAGAGCCGCCGGGCCGCCTCGATGCGGGCAGCCGCCGCGCCCTTTCCCTGGTTGGGAACGACCGTCACTTCGTAGCCCGCCGCCCTGAGCGCAGAGGCGTAGGACACGTCATAGACCTTGTCGTTCGTGTCGCCGTCGTGAGGCAGCCAGAATTGCGCGCGCTGGGGCGTGTAGGCCTGCGAGCGGCACCATTCGAGATGGGCGGCCAATGGCTGGCCCACGGCCTCGTAGTAGTTCAGCCAGCGGATCTCCCGGCCCACGAACTGAGCCGCCCAGATGGTGAAGGCGTCTGCCCGCGCGCCTGTGCCGCCAATGTCGCAGAACAGGCGGATGGTCATCAGGGGATCTGCGGCCACGTTGCCGATGCGTCCCTGAGCCCGCGCCTCGGTCAGGTTCTTGGCGTAGTAAGCGCCCTCGATGACCGAGACGTAATCGCCTTCCCAGATGTGGCTGTACTGGTCAGGGCGCTCCTGCAGGTCGCGCTGGCGCTCGCGCTCCAGCTTGGCGGGGAACTTGGGATTGTCCCGCCAGTTCATCTCCACGACGCGGATCAGGTTGTCGTTGGCGTGACGAAACCGGCTCTCGACGGCGGCCGTCTTGCGCTTGGGGTTCCACGTCACCCACAGTTCGGCATTCCAGTCCTCGCCCTCTTCGCGGAGGGTCGGGATCAGGATCGACCACGCCTCAGCCGTGACAGGCTCGGCCTCGTCCACCCAGCACAGGAGAATGCGGCCCTTCGACTTCACGCTCTCGATGGAGCGATCCAGGCCCACGAAGGCGTAGGAAATGCGCCCGTCCCGGCTCTTGATGTACTTCTCGCCCACGTCGTAATAGGCGGCCAGCGGCGGCTCTTCCTCGATTGCGCGCTTGACCTCTTCCAATGAGGAATCGTCCAGCGAGTTCATGTACTGGCGACCGCAGACGATGACGCCAGACGTACCCGACAGGCCGAACATCATGCCACGGACGGCGGTCATCTTGGCAAAGGTCCGGGTCTTGGCAGAGCCTCGGCCGCCATAGGCCCCGCGCACGTCGGCCGGCCCGATGAACAGGGGCTTGAGTTTGGGCGGAATGGCGATCTGAATGGCGGTCACAGGTCGACCAACTCAATGCGGGTAAACTGGATCGGGCCGCCGTCCTTGCCCGTATGCTCGACCTTGTCGCCGTAAATCTTCGGCAGAGCCTTGGAGAGCAACCACTTGCGGGTGTCGACGCGGAGGCGGTCTCGGGCCGGGTCGCCGTCGTTGTCCGCAATCTCCGTCAACTGGTCGGCCATCAGAGCGTAGCCAGCCTCTCTGGCTCGCGCGTATTGTTCCGAAAACCCCTCGTTTTTGGGAATCCAGCGAAGGACCGCCTGCGGCGAAGGCATGTCATCGTCACGGCAAATCGCCCTCAGGGTCTCCCCTGCGGCGAGGCGTTCGCAAATGCGATCCGCCAGTGGTTGCGTGAACTTTGACGGTCGGCCTTTTACGGCCATGGGCTGATGCTCGGTTGTGGAGCGGTCAGCCTCCCTTGCTAGGGATGGTGTGTTTGGGAATGCAAGCGGAAAGTTGCAGTTAGTGCGGGCCGCTCCCGATTTCAGCCCAAGTTTCTTGGGTCATCTTTGGCAACGCTGCGAGTTTAGCCTCATGCCGAAGCTGCTTACGCATTCCCCAAATGATTGCCGCCAACTGCTTCCTTTTGTGCCGATTACGGCGCTTCTTCCAACTTGTATAGACCATGGCGGAAACGCCCCGGCGCTGACCAAGTATCACCGTTTCGACGGTCACAACGCGGGTATCTGCGTAAGGGTATCCCCACCGGATAATCATGCCGCCATCCTACGCCGCAGGTTGATCCGCGCCAATACGGCAATCATAGCGGGGGAAACACCGGGGCTGATGTGCATGGCATTCCGCTTGCGGGTTACGGCGGATTTGTCGCGCCCGAGATGCCGCCCGATTTCAGCGTCAGAATAGCCCGCTGAGGCCATGCGGCGCAGGGTGGCGGTGTCGTCTGCATTCCAGGGTCTTCCGTTCACACGCGCCTCCCATATGACCAATTCGGATCGACAAGAATCTCGGGCTGGGGCACGTCGACGACCTGCCGGCTATCGTCCAGCACCACGACCCAAATGCGGTGCCCATCGATGCCGCAGCGTTCCCATGCGTAACACCAGCCGCGCCGGGTTTTTGACGTGACGCCACGGGGAAGTTCTTTCGACGTAACTTCCACCGGAATGGGCGGATCAAGCTGGAGCATCGATGCGCCCTCCTACCCTGTGGACGCGCCCGCGGTGGATCTCGCCCCGGTAGTAGAAAAACTCCCAGCGCCATTCGCCGGGATACTCCCTCATGGGAGCCCATCTGGCGGGCTGCCAGTCTTCATCGGACAGGCGTTTGACCCAGTACCAGCCGGAGGGCCTCATTCCCCCTCCTTTGCCGGGAGGAGGGAGGTGGCTCGTTCGCTGCGCTCACTCCGCATGGCACCGGGTTTCGGGTGTGAGACGGCGCCATCTGTGGGGGAGAGCTTGCGGCTACGCATGCCCCGGCCCCGTCTCTGTTTCGGTGCCGTCGTCATGTACGGCGATGCGGCGGCACCAGACGCAGCCAGCGATCTGCGCAGCGTATGCGTCATCGCCCTCAAGCTGGCATGCCGGTGGACCAGCGCAGACAATCACCATTGTTGGGCCGTCGTCGCTCATTGCATCGTCTCCGGTCGCCATTGTGTGATGAGATGGGAAGGCGCGCGGGTCATGCGGACAGTGGCATCAGGAACTTGATGCGATAGCGCCGGCCCTTGGCGCGCTGCTCCTGATCGCAGAACCGCCGGAAGGCAGCCTCGTGCAGTTCGCCGGGCAGCATATCGATCGACGTACCGATCATGCCGCCCTTCCAAGAGCCCTTCTCGGTGCCGACCTCGTCGGAGAAGGACAAATCGAGGGTGCGCCGGATCATCGGCCGCCGAAACCAAGCCAACCACTTGAACCACCCGGTCCCAGCGTGCCATTCGCGCTCCTCGATGCGGGTCGTGGCCGTGATGACTTGCCCGTCGTGGTCCTCGAACGAAAAACGTGCGGCCGGACAGGCTTCCTCCAGCGCCTTCCATGTTTCGTATGGCGCGCGCTCTGGCACTGTCTCGAACAGCTCGCCCTTTAGGCCATAGAGCGAGCGGCGAACGTGCCGCCACTGCGTCCAGGGGATGAAGCCGCCCCAATTCTGATCGGTGCTGCTGTCGTGGGTCACGCGACCGTAGTAAACCGTGTAGTGGCCGTTGCTCAGGCTCACGCCGTACTGACGCGGGTCGATGCGCCAATACTTCTCGCCGTTATAGCTGCTCGTCACCCTCTCGCGGTAAGGCCGGATGATGTGCGGCAGCACGACGATCAGCGTCGCCTTCTTCAGGCTGATCCGCAGCGTGCATTGGCCGCTCTCGGCATCGTCATCGCCGCGAGACTTCAGGACAATCGCCCAATGCGGATAAGAGTTGCTGTAGGACCATGTGAACGGTCCGAAATAGCGATCAGAATCGCCCCAGCGTGCAGCCTTCATCGTTCCAATTCCTTTCTTGCTCATGCGTTCCCCACAAAGGCTTTGCGGTTTCTGGCTGCGATAGCGGCCATGCGTTCGCTCATGCTCGGTTCCTTAGCGCGCGGGCGTAGCGCCTCGCTCACGCCTAGCCCGCGCGCGGCACCAGTATGATTCTCTGATGAAGACTCAAGAATGTGTTGTGTTGTGTTAGGCATTCCACAAGCATGCCCGGAGGATGCTCCAAGCATGCCGGAAGCATCCTTGCCCCAGCGGGCAGCAGCGGCGGCACGGGCTTTTTTCACCGCCTCATCCTTGCGGTCGCCTGCCTCGATCAGTTCGCGCTCGATGCGCTTGTGCATCCAAGTCGCGTTGCCGATCTCGAAGAACGCCACGAGAGTCGGGCGTATCTTCTTCCACACTGGCGGCGTCACTCGTGCTATCTTCCCGAGCGCGTTGTCGTCATCGGGAAGCGGTCGCCCGTTGCTCCAGTAGTGGGCGATCAGCATGAGGTACGCCCCATGCTCTTGTGCGTTGAGGTGGCCGGTGTCGCGCAGGTAGTCGCCCCAGTACATGGGCATCCACAAGTTTGCGCGAACGGGTTTCGTTGGCTTCTGTGCCATGCCGTTCTCCTAGTCATGTAAGCCTGCCGAGCGCTTTTCACGACGCACGACAGAACGGTGCCGGAGGTTGAAAACCAGGCTAGGAGACCCAGCGGCGGGCATTGCTGACACCGCCCCTCCGGCAGCGCGGGTATAGCGCGCGGAGTACTCTCCTAGAAGGCTCTTGCCTCCGGCGCTAAGTATAGCGAAACGCAACGGGAACAACAACAAATGGTGGTGGGAATGACTCACATCAGCCCCCATATCAGCGCGCCGACAAACGCAACCACCCCCGCCACTGCGGCGGCTACAGGCAGGATCACACCCCATAGAGGAGGCTTCTCCTGATGGACGGGGGTTATCATGGGGTCCTGACCTTTGTTTGGTCTTGTGCCGCGCCATCTGCGTGCGATGAGTGCAGCCCGTTGAAGCGCCCCATGATCTCGCCTGCAACGCCCGCATAGCCGGCCATGTCCACAAAGTCGTCGCGGTTCAGCGCGCCGGTCTTGGTGCGCGCAACCTTTAGCAGAACCATCATCAGCGCGACTTGGTCGGCGGTGATGGTCACGCCCAAATATGCGGTCCACAGCGCGGCAATGTACTGATGATTCTCCACCTTATCGCCGTGCTGCGTGGAGCGGTTTCCCGCCACTAGGTCGGCCGCTGTCGCGACGATCCCCACTGCCCGCCAATCAATTTTCACTTCTGTCTCGCTCATTTCTCGAAGCCTCCTATGCAGCACGCGATGGGTGTGGAGCGAAGCGGAACCAGATCATCCTGATGGACGGGGGCGATGGAGGTGGGCGGGAGTTTCATGCGGCCTCCTGTGGCTTCGGGAGCATCTTCAGGAAGGCCAGCGCGCGCTCTACGTCGTTGACCGACCGGCACGTCACGAACCACGCCTTGCAGTTAAAGAACGCTTGCTCCATGGCGATTTGCTCGGGCAGCAGCGTCCCTTTGCTGGTCTTGAGTTCGAGGCCCATGACCGAGGGGCCCGGCGCCATGATCAGGATGTCCGGCCAGCCCTTCTTGACGCCCCGGCGCTTGCGCTGGTTGGCCGTGCGAGGGCGCATCTTCCCTGCCCCTGCGTCGATGGAGGTCCACAGGACGGGCGGTCGCAGAACCGCATCCAGATAGCGCGCAACGGCCACCTGAAGCTGGGCCTCGCTCATTTCTGGCTCGGGGTACTTCATGCAGCACGCGATGGGTGCGAGCGCAGCGAGCCAGTGCATTGCTTTGCGCCGTACTTGGGGCGGGTCATGGGGTCCTGACCTTTGCTGATCCAGCCGACGCGCCATCAGGGGCTTGCATTGTGCCGCGTTGCGTCCTATATTCCGGACATGAACGGGCGCTTAGGCCCGCCAAATCTGGGCAGGAGGCCCGACCGACATGACCACTGGAATCACTATGGAAACCGTATTGGACACTGGCCAGCGCAAGGTCCATCAGGGCCGGCGCGTCATCGGCTTTATTCAGTATTTCCCGGCAATCGCAAGCATCGGCCGGCGCGAGGGCTGGACGTTCATTGCGAACAGGAAGGACATCGCTGCCATGTATCCCGTGCCGTCGCCCGTCTTCGACGATCCGAAGGCCGTCCTGCGCCACGTCAACGCGACCCTGTCGGCGTGAGCGCCCTTCTCCGCGAGGCTGGCGAGGCTCTGTACGGGCCTCGCTGGCAGTCTGACATTGCCCGCGATTTAGGCGTGTCTGACCGCACGGTGCGCCGCTGGGATGCCGGACAGAACGCGATCCCGCCCGGTGTGTGGGCCAATATCCGCGCGCTTCTGAAAGAACGTGGTCGAGCGCTGGCATCAATGAGACGAAAGTTGCCACGCTGATCACTCCCTCACGCCATCTGTTTCAGCAGCTAGGATGGCCCTGCCGATCATTTCCGGGATTTGCGGGACGACGGCATTTCCCAAGGCCCTATTTCGGTGTGTCCCGTTGGGAACCCCATGACCTGTTCCGCGGTCTCGGGCACCGGATATCGTTGGCCAAGCACGAGGCTGCACCAGTCTTGCCAGTTGTTCCGCTCTGGATTCGCTACACCACGCCGCGGTGACTGGCGCCCACCCTTGAATGCAGTGGCGTTTGGGGTAGGCCACAAGCCAAACTCTGTCCCGAAGGTGGCGCAAACCAGCGTAGGAAGCCGGTATGCAGTGCCATTCCGCATCATACCCGAGCGCGGCCAACGCTCCGAGAACGTCGCCCATCCCTCGATCAAGCAACTCTGAGACGTTCTCCACGAGGACGTATCTGGGTCGAAACTCGCCAATGATTCGGGCGTACTCGAACCAGAGGCCAGAGCGCTCACCATGGATTCCCGCGCCCCCTCCTGCGAGGCTGATATCTTGGCAAGGGAAGCCTCCACAGATGACATCTGGCGGCCCAATTCGATCGCGATCAAAAGCGTGTCTGGTGACCCTGCATACGTCGTCATAGATATTCACTCCGGGCCAATGCTTGGCCAAAACCTGCTGGCAAAAAAGATCGCGTTCGCAGAAGGCGACCGTCTTGAAGCCGCCCGTGCGCTCAAGGCCCAGGCTGAAGCCGCCGATGCCGCTGAAGAGGTCGAGGACTTTCAGCATGGCAAGCGCCACACGGTTGCCGAGCATCCGCTGATGTTCTTGCGGCGGGCGTCGGTTTTCTGGATCTTGCCGGCGCGCTTGAGTTCGGAGCAGCGCGGGCGGATGGACAGGATCGTCTCGCCCACCTTCTCCGCGATCTCGTCGGCGGTCATCGGGCCGTGTGCCCTTAACGCCTCCAGGCACTTGCCTTGCAGGTAATTGACGCGGGCGCTCACCTTCTCCGCCGCCTCTTGGGAGGGGCCGGAGACTTTGAATCCGGGCATTCCGTTGTAGGGCTGGCGAGGGTCGAAGAGGTCGGGCTGGGTCATGCAGCGGCCCCGTCTGGCTCGGGAATCTCATTTTTCCGGCCACCTGTGACGACAGAGAGAGCGCCGCGCGGAACGTTGAAACGCTCGGCCGCCTCACGGGCAGACATGCGACCGGATTCAACCTCTTCCTTGGCTGTAGCCAGAGAGCCCATAGCGCGCTCGTAGGTGTCGATTGCGAGGTCTAGGCTATCCCGGTCCGCCTCAGACATCGCGCGGCGCTGTAGGACCTTCCTAATGGCCTTGGTGTCGAAGTTTTGTTCCTTGGCCTTCTTCAGGATCTCGGACTGGTGGCGTGTCTCGCCTTTGGCACGCTCGCGGCTGGCCTCGATTTCGGTGATGATGCCGATAAGGGCCTTCTTGTCGATGTTCATGCGGCACTCCCAACCATCGACCACGTGCGGCGGCGCTCATCGAAGTAGCGGCCAAATGCGATTTCCGCCTCAACGGCTACTGTTGGTCTGGTCGCCACCCAGCGGTAGTAATCACGGGCCTTGCGGTAATCGTCGAAAGGCAGACGTACCCATTCGCGATAGGTCAGGATCGCCCGTAGCAACTTCAGCAGTTCAGGAGTTGAGGGGTACAATTCCTTACTTCTGCCGGTATGCCCTGCCCTGAACGGAGCCGCGAACCGATGGAGTTGCTGCTCCGCGCTCCAGGTTGAGCGCACCGTCCCCATCAAGGAAAACGGCGCAAAATCGGCATACTGGCGATTGATTGACTCCAACCGATCGCTGACCTTGGTCGAAAAGCCGACTTTGACCCAATCGCAATAGCGCGAATGGGCAACGTAAATGTGGCCCGGCTCGTGAAGCATTTTGTATCGAGCGTCTGACATGGCGGGGTATTTGATCGGCTTGTCGGCCATGCGAAGCACTCCTTTAGATGCAGGCGGTCAGTTGGTGCGGAGCGAAGCGAGCCAGTTCATCAATCCACGTATCCCTTGATGAACATGTCGGTATGTTCCGGGGGTTCGGGCTCGGGAACGGGCTCGGATCTGGGGACCGGGCGCCATGTCGTATCCATCCCGGCTTCTATGCGCCGCTTCCACGCTTCCCGCGTCTCAGGCTTGAGTCTGAGTGCCATTACCGCCCCTTACCGCCCATCAGGGCGTATGCGCGCTTGCGCTTCGCCTGCACCGCGTCGATCTGTTCCCGAATCCGACGCTCCTCCCGCTCGCACTGCGCCAGAAGGCGCAGGGCCAGGCGCTGCGGAGAGGGACCGCAGGTCTTCCGCAAGGCGTTCATCAAGCGCGCGGAACCGTTCTTCAATACGGAGATATTCATCGGCCGAGAGGCTCACTTTTTCATTGTTGGAAAGAATTGCTCTTACGCGGCGAGCGTTCATATCGAGCCGCCTTGCGAGGCGGTTCCTCCAATGGTCCTTTGTATCGGACCACTGACGCGGGCCGCCGATGGCGACCAGCATGGGGCGGACGCGCTCAAGCGCAGCAGACATTGCCGAACTCCCGGCAGAGATTGACGACTTCACGGCCATCGGATGCTCCATGGTTAAACCCATGAGCAGAGCCGAATACCGAAGGAGCTACACAACCGAACGGCTTGGAGACGTGCTGCGCCGGGTTGCTGCCAGGCTGGCGGCGCAGCGGGAAGAAAGTGCGGCAGCGCCCCAAGACGCTGCCGCGAGGTGCCCGACGCAGGGAGGAGCGGCCGGGCTGATCGGCCACGTCGGGGGTGTCAAAGATGGATTGCGAGCCCGGCAAACAGACAAGGCCCGGATGAATGGGAGTGGCCTCGCGGGTGTGAGGGTTGCCCGCGAGGCCGTTGCTGGCGGGGAAATTGAAATCCGAGATGCGGCAACCCTGCCGCTGGGGGATGCGGGTCGAAAGCAAGCGCCCCGTCATGACCTGCTCTCCCCTTTCCCACCCAGGTCATCGACAATGCGATGACCGGCAGCAGACAGGCGCGTGCGGACTTCCCAGTACACGGCAGCCCATTCGGGGACCGCCATGTTCACCCGGAGGCACTTGCCAATCCCCTGCATGATCGAGGTGTGGCAGCGGCGGCCCGTCAGGCGGGCCATTGCAGGCCCACTCAGGCCCGAGAACTCACGCAAAAGGCGCCAGCAGACATGGCGAACGGGCACCACGCGGCGCGGGCGGATGAAGTCCAGAATATCGGCGGCCGGCACACGGCCTGCCTCGGCGGCCAGATCCACAATCAGGCGATACAGCGCGCGATCGGCGGGAAGGATTTCAGGACGGCCGATAACGGCCGTGCCCAGCGCGGGCTTTATGCGGGCCTTCTTGCGAACCTTCCCGATGCGCTCGCGATAGGCCAGCATGCGCGCCCGTGCGCCGGGGTTGGCTTCGGATCGACCGGCCAGCACGACCGGCGGAAGCGGCTTGGGCTTCTCATGGGCGATGCGAGGCAGGCGGGCGATGGCCGACTCGCTCATACCCCGCCGCCGGGCGGACTCGACCAGTGCCGCCGTGCTGGCCTGCAGCTCGTCAACGATGCCAAGGCGCTCCATCTAGGACCCCATCTCGTCAAAGTCTTTGCTGACGTGGTGAGACGACGGAGCGCCCGCATTGAGAGTGAACCTCATGCTGGTCTTAGCCGTCGATCTCGAAACAGACGCCCGACGCTTTTCCGCAATCCGGCGCTCCCGCTCCCTGACCGGCTGAACCGGATCGCAGGCATCATCCCAATCGCTCATGGGTTCCCTTCCACGATCATCTCGGCAATGAGAAGGAGAGCCGCGCCGATGCCCCAGACAGAGAGGGCGGCAATCAGGAAGCCGACGAACGCGGCGAGTTCCAGGAGGGCGGACCACCACATGTCAGGTGGACTCCGGCGGGACGGGAAGCGGGCGCCAGTGGGTGAAGTAAGCGTCGGCGCCCACGACCTTCTCGCCACCGGACAAAAGCCACGCGGTCACCGCTGGCGACCAGAAGCCGATCGCCAAACCAAGGCCATGCTTCCAAGAAAGCAGCACCTCTGTCTCATCCTTCGGCGCCGTCTCTATTGGTTGCCATGCCTCTCCGTCGAGGTACGCACGAGCGGCTGCGAAGATGAGGGACATGCGCGGGCCGTGCTGCGGGTTGTCCCAGTAATATTCCAGCGCCTCGCGCAGAGCGGCGGGGTCTATGCGGGTCATGCTGCACGCCGACGCTTGGCGACGCGCTTCGCCTTGATAAAGATGTCCTTGCCGTCCTGCC